AATTGAGAGGGGGTAGGGGGGGCAATGCCAGTTCGTCAGAATATTCATTATCCCCATACATCAATTTTCCCAACATTTCAAAATCACTTATGGCTATATTAGTTGTTCTTTTTGCTTATATGCTATTTGTATGGACTGGATGTTTTTATTTGTTTAAATGGATATGGAGAATGTAATGCCTGATATATGCCTGATATATGCCTGATATAGAAACCTTGACCGAACTCTCCACTAAAGACTTATACGAAGCCGAGAAACTCTCCATAGAGAAAACCCCCTTGTTCTTAGTAGAGGGGAACTTTTTGACCATAAAGACCAAATCGGGCAAAATCACTAAACTAAGGTTGAACTCTATCCAAAAGATGGTGCTTGATAAAATCAAAGCCATTATGGATAAAGGGAGGCCCGTGAGGTTGTGGATACTGAAGGCCCGTCAGACTGGTATCTCTACTCTCATAGAAGCCATCATATACGCTTTTACCTCGCAGAAGGACGCTACTAATTCGTTAGTAGTAGCAGACGATATTGATGGCGCTAACTACATCTTCAGTATGCAGAAGTTCTTTCAAGAGATGCTCGATGACCATTTAAAACCTGCTTTAAAACACTCTAACGAGAAGAAATTGGAATTTGACAATATCCATTCCCAAGTCCTAATAGATACTTCTGATAACTTAAACGCTGGCAGGAAATACACCTTCAGGGCGGTGCATCTTTCAGAAGTCGCGTATTTCAAGGACTTGAAGGGTTTGATGTTAGGGTTAAACCAATCTGTACCTAACTTACCTGGGACTATGATAATCGGTGAGACCACGGCTAACGGGATAGGAAACCAATTCTATGATGAGTGGCAGAACGCCCCTACAAGCGATTGGGAGACCATCTTTATCCCCTGGTTCATGGTAGAGGAATACTCCATGAATCTTTTAAATGGGAAACTCTACCCCGTTGAAAGTATCGAGTTTATAAATCCTACGGATAAAGAGAAGTTCTTGATGGATGAGGGGAAACTCAGGTTAAAGTGGGATTTGACTGATGAGCAGCTCAACTGGCGAAGGTGGTGCATAGTAAATAATTGTAATCGAAAAGTCTTGGAGTTTAACCAGGAATACCCTGATTCGCCTGAAACGGCTTTTATCTCGACGGGGGATTTATTCTTCGATAAGGAAGCTTTAAAAGCCCAGGAAATCCGAAAACCCATAGCCGTAGGGAATATCGTGAAAGAGGAATCAATGTTCGTCTTTAGGAACGATGCTTCAGGACTCTTTAAATTATATGAACTCCCTGTTAAAAATTCCCAATATTCGATAGGCGCTGACCCCGCCGAAGGTTTGGAGAATCGTGATAAGAGTTCAGCTATCGTCTTAAATAAGAAAACTAATTCGACTGTTTGCAGTTATAACCACAACGTCCCGCCCGACAGGTTCGCCGAGGACTTGATTAAACTCGGAAACTACTTCAATGAAGCGTTGGTCGCTTGTGAGAATAAGGGTTATGGCTACTCGGTAAACCAGGATTTATATAAAAAATATGGAAGAGTGTATAGGAAAATAAAAAATAGAAAAGGTTTTACTGAACCTACTATGGAACTCGGTTGGAACACTAACTCCGCTACAAGATCTCAAATGCTTTCACAATTAGCCGAAGAAATAGCAAATGGCTCTACGGATTTACTCGATAAGGACTTGATCCAAGAGTGCTGGACTTTTGTGAATAATATCCAAAGAGGCCAGCCCGAAGCCGAGAAGGGTAAGAACGATGACTTGGTGATGGCGCGTGCGATAGCGGGCGAGGTCAGGTTGGAACACCCGTTTAAAGACACGGAGTTCAAGAAGAAAAAGAAAGTGGCATATAGAGGTTTGAGTGGATATTAACCCTAAAGGAGGGAATGTGGGAGATAACGGAAATAAATTAAATGAAAATAACGACAGATTAAAAGTCATAGAAACTCGCATCAAAGAACTTGAACCCAAAAAAAACGACCCTGATTTCAGGAAAGAATTATCTGAACTTTATAACGAGAAAATAAAATTGACAACCAAGCCAGGAGAGCCGAAGGATTTTAAGATAGCGGAGATATGGATTAAAGACGACCAAATAGCTTTAGACGCCGTGCCTAATTTTTGGAGCGATAAACTTAGGGCGTTAGGGATATTTGACTATTGTAAGGATATAGTGAAAGATTATAATCCCCAGCCTAAAATATCGCTCGTCAATAAGAACGGATTTAAGAACTTCGTAAATAATTTAAAGAGGAGCTTTTAATGCCTTATGTGATAAAGGGGAAATCGGTAATTAAAAAGACAACCGGAAAAGTAGTTGGTCGTTCTAAAAATCCCAAGAAATATATGAAAGTTTTGAATATGGTTGAACACGGATGGAAACCCAACGCTTTAGGTAAGACTAAAGGAGTAAAAAGTGCCAGATAATATATTTAATCCAGAGGAAATGAAAAAAGATGTAGTGAAGTGGGTGAATGACGCCCGAACCCATTACGCCAGCAGGTTCAAAGAAGTCGATGAATATGTCAAGCGTTATGAAGCCAAACGTAGCATCTCTGGCCTTATGGGATGGGGAGATGACCCGAAGAAGAACCCTAAAGACTTCCCCTGGAAGAACGCCTCTGACATAGGAATACCCATTGAAGCATTTACCATTGAAGGATTACTGCCACGTTTCTTAAAAGTATGCTACGGCGCGACCCCTATCGTATGGATTCGAGGGACTTCCGATGACGATTTAGCCCAAGCGCCAGTCGTCCAGGAAGCACTCAATTTCCAACTCACTAAGCAAATCAAGATTTATAGAAGGATGAAGAATGTGTTTAAAAATACCGTCATGCAGGGCGATGGTATCGTAAAGTGCGTGTGGGAAGAAGAAACGAAGATTATAAATAAAGTCGTATATTATTTAGAGAACCCGCTGACCCACGAGATATATAAAAATCCCGAGACAGGCGAACCTATTGAAGTAAAAAATAATACCGAGATTGAACCCATAAATCAAGAGGGTTTCCCCCAGGGTAAAGTCAAGAAAATCCTCTCCGAAGAAAAGAAAATTTATGACGGGCCTAAGCTTTATTCACGGAACATCAAACAAGTCATCATACCTAAAGACGCAAACACCCCAGAGATAGACGAGCTCGACTGGGTATGCGATACCTATGAACGCACTATCGACTGGTGTAAACGAAGGGCTGGTGATATTGATGAAGGGAAGTTCGACGAGAAAATGGTTTCAGAACTTGAAAAAGATATTTTGGTGAAGAACCCCGCTACTCAAAAGTCCAACCATAATTATTCCAAGATTTTGATAAGCGAGTGGCATGGTAAGTATGACGTGAATGACGACGGATTGGATGAGGAAGTGGTGGTATTCGTAGGTTCTACAAATTTTACAGGGGCTTCGACTGAAAAAGACATACAGGATAATTCAAAATTATTAGGTTGGATGATTTCACCCTATCCATCAAGGCCGTTCTTCCATTACCAGATTATCCCTATGGATAATTCGTTCTACGGAAAAGGTGTCCCTGAATTTTTGATAGGTATCCGTAATTTAATTGATGCAACATTCAACCAGATGATAGACAGGGGTTCGATAAATAATAACCCGCCTGTCATAGTCCCCCCTGACCACGACCCTGATGAGAACCCTTATGGGCCAGGTGCTCAATTCGTAAGCGATAATCCAAATGCTTTCAGGGTATTGGAACTCCCTAAATCCGAGCAGTTGGAGTTTGTTAAAATGGAGTTCCTATTAGGACTTGTCCAAAAACTATTCGGTGTTACCGACTACTCGCTCGGTTCTGAAAGTTCCATAGCTAAGAATAGGACTGCCTCTGGGATTATGACCATAGTAGGTGAAGGGAATATCAAGTTTGACGATATGATAAGGGCGTTGCAAGACGTGAACGAGGACTTATATGATTTTATAGTCCAGTTGAACGCAGACTTACTTGAAGATGATTTAGTATATTGGATTACAGGAAAAGAAAACCCATTCCCTAAGATAAATAAAAAAGGTTTTACAGGTAACTTTGACTTTGAATCTGCGGGGAATTCAATAAATATCAATCGTGAAATAGAGCAGAATAGAGCTACTATGGCTTATAACACTATGATAAACTCCTTTGGAAAGAACCCCTGCGTAACGGCTGATGTCATGAGGCAGGTTACGGAAAACTTCTTCCACGCAATAGACGAAAGGAATGTAAAAATACCCACGTCGCAGGAATTACAGCAAATAGTCGCACAACAGACGCAACAGACGCAACAAATGGCTCAGGCGGAGTTAGATGCGAAGAAGCCGCAACCTACCGCCGTTCAACCCGAATCGCCTATCAGTAAATTAGAATACAAAGACTTGCCACTTGAAGGCAGGATACAAATTGCTCTAAAAGCGGGGATTCAACTTAATCCCCAGTCAGTAGAAAGACAAATACAGATGGAACACGTTGAAAAAATGAATAAAGGGGGCTTAATTGGAAAACCAAACCCAGTATAAAGATAATCGTATGCAGGATTTTCAGGACTGGTTCAATATAAAAGAATCAAACGGATGGCTTATCTATAAAAGGGAATTGGAAGAACTCATGGATAGGTATACGGGTTATATGGATAACCCCGAAGCAGGAGGGGAACTCCTTAAAAGCTATCAACTTATTAAAAAAGGTTTGAAGATGGCTTTGGATATACCGAAGATTTTAGAGAATAAGGCGAAATTATCGAGGAAGGAAAATAAGAATGGACTGGTTTAAAGAATTTGAAGAAAAAATCAAAGATGATAAGAGATTAAATAACCTTAAAGAAGAAAAATTCTATGGTTATATCCAAATAAATTTTCAGGAGGGGGAAATAATAAGTTTTAATAAATACCAAACAATAAAGTAAGGTAATCTGGAAAACAGAAGCCGTATTTAATAACCTTGCAATCACGCAAGAATTGATACGGCTTTTTTTATTTAAGGAGGTCTTATGGAGAACCCCAATGACCCAAAAGGTTCAGGGAATCCAGTAGTAGAGGAAGAAGTAGAACATCCAGGCGGAACGCCAGGGGCGAAACCCGTCGAAGAGGAAAGGTTGTATGCTGGAAGGTTTAAAACGCCGGAAGAACTTGAAGTAGGTTATAAAAATTCTTCGACTGAAGGGCAGAGGTTAGCCCAGGAAGTCAAGCGTTTACAGGTTGAACTCCAGCAAGCGAGGACACCAGAGAAGAAGGAAGTCATACAGGATAAGATTGACGACCTTACCAAACATTTTGACCCTGAAACTGCGAGGATACTATCTACTTGGACTAAACAGCAAATCCAAGACGCAATCACAAAAGATAGAGAATCTTTTACGAGAGATAGCGCATTTCAATCTCAGGTATCAAGTGTTTGGGAAGAAACCAAAAAAGTTTTTCCTGATGTGGCTAACCCTCAGTCAAAACTCTTTGTCCGTGCCAATGAACTCCTTTTTGAGAGGAATTTAGCGGAATGGGTAGAGGTAAATGGCGAAAAAACACTTCGCTTATTGACACCTTTTGCTTACAGGATGGCTACTGAGGCGGCGTATGCGGAACTTGGGATGAAAGCATCTGAAAACGCCCCAACACAAGTAAAGAAAGGTCAGGCAGGTATGGTTCAGGGCAGGGGTTCTAAATCCTTTGGAGGAGGAAAACTTACCTATGAACAATATATGGCTTTGCCTGACGAACAAAGGGATGAATACGATAAACAACAGACAGGGAGATAATATGGATAAATTTTTTAATTCTCTCCTGAAATTTCTAAAAGATAATCGTGGCTTTGCAACATTGAACACCCATAGTTATATTTCCGGCGCGGAATGGGATTATGCAATTCCTGAGTTTTGGTCAGAGAGGTTATTTGACGACGGAATCAGGAAAGCGTTTTGGGGTTCAAGGTTTGAAGGCGCGGAAGGTTCGTCTAAACCCATCATCGTAAAAGATGATTTTACAAAAGGGCCAGGCGACAAGATTCACTTCCAGGTAATGAGCCAGATTATATCTACGGGAAGGACAGGGGAAGATTCATTAGAGGGTTATGAGGACAAACTTTCACTAAGCCAGTTTGACTTGACGGTGAACTGGATTCGTAATGCGATAGCGTTTACGGAAAATCTTGAAAGGCGTGTCAATTTCGGAGCAGTCAAAGTATCAAGGCAGAGATTATCTGACTGGCTAAGTAGGTATGTAGACGAAAATATGGATGTCCAGTTGATTTCAACGGAATCTCCTTCGGTTCTATATGCCGGAGATGCCGCCGCAGAAGCGAACTTGGGCGACAACGACATCTTCGACACGGAGTCAATAGACAAAATTAAATTAGCGCTTCAGCGTAAAGGCGCTATTCCAATATCAGTCAAAATGAAAGATGGCGAAGAGTTGGATAATTACGGTATCGCTATCTCTGAAATTGATGAGTATTGGCTAAAAGGCGACAGTGTTTGGCAACAGGCGCAGAGGGACGCGGGTTTAAGGGGGGATGATAATAGGATATTTACAGGCGCATTAGGCATTTACAACGGATGTATCATATATGTCCGCAGGTCTGTAAAAAGTGGTTATAACATCCAGGGTTCTCCTTTAAGGCCGGAAGCTCGTCTTTATACAGGGATTGCTTCAAGTGGTGAAACCACAGTTACCGTAGGTGCGAATACCAAAGCTAACTATACAAAGTTCTTCCCAGATACAGGGACTTTGAGGATAGACTCTGAGGAAATCGCCTACACAGCGAAAACTGCGTATAACTTTACCATATCTAACTCTACAAGGGCGCAGAACGGGACTACTGCCGCCGCCCATCTCGCAGGGGCATTGATTACATTAAGGAATGTATCGACGCAGATAGGTTTTGGCGCGGAAATTGCTGTTCGTGGATGGGGTATGAAGCCGACACCCATTACGCAGGAAAGAGATTATGGCTTTGAAAAAGGCATTGGAGTAAAGGCGATATTCGGGCAGGTAGCCGTGAAAGATACTTTAGGCGCTTGCAAGAATTATATCCTAAACAAATCCTATGCTAAAAACCCAGGAACAATATAAGGAGATAATATGAAAAAGTTAATTATCGCTTTGATAGTTCTTGGGTTAATAGTCATTGGAGTTTCAGTTTCCAATGCTGATAACACAAGGACTATGCCTCACAAGTATAGGACTTTCTCTGCCGACACTTCCGTCGGGCAGGGAGCGACTATTTTTAGGATTATGGGATATACAACTGGTTCAAGTGCGACTTACGGGATATTCAACTCCGCTACTATCGCAGGTTCGGCAGCTACTAACGCAGCAGTAGAGGGAGGAGAAGCAACATCAGGGGACGCGCTTACAACCCAGTACTTCGGGGAGGAAGGGCTTTCTCTTAATGCTGGTATGTCCGTAAAAATCAATAGTTGTGTATTGGTAATCGAGTATCTGTAAA